GAAGCAGGTGCTTGTTTAGCATGGAGCGGTAGTTGTTCCGGGTGGAGGCGCTGACGAAGGGCTCCTTGCGGACGCGATACCATTCGATGGCGTAGTCGCCGAAGAGGCGGTCCGCCTCCAGGGCGTCGCCGGTGATGTACTTGGCGATCACGGCCTTGCGGGCCTGGTCCAGCTCCGCCTTGGTATAGCCCTGGAAGTACTTGCAGACGTCCTTCCCGGCGGCATCGACGCCGATCTTGATCTTGGAGCGGTACGGGGTTTTGCGTTTGGGCATAGAAAATCCTCCTCTTGCAAGGGGCAGGGAGGATGTGCTATAATATGGGTACTCCCTTTCCCTTGTTCTTGGTCGTTCGGGGGGGTGAGTGTGAGACGCCTCTGGTCTGTGGTCGAGACAGACCAGGGGCTTTTTTTTGTTTTTGGGTCAGTCGTCGGCGATCAGCATCACGCGCACGCCCAGCTTCCCGCTGTCGCTCTCGGTGATCTTGAGGATGCGGCCCTTGATGCCGTGGTGTTCGTCCACATAGGTCTCCATGGCAGCCGAACAATAGCCGATTGGGAGACCACCCGCGCTGACGGCGGTCTTTTCCTTTTCGGAGTCATAGTCCAGGCTGATTTCCTCGCCGGGGTCCATGCAGCTCAGATAGTCCTGCATCTCCGCATTGCCGTTGCCGGTGAGGGCAAACTCCTTGTAGGTGTCAGCATTCTTCCACCGGGCCTGGAGGGCGTCCAGCTTTTCGTAGAAGCCGATGGAAAACAGGGGCTTTTCCGTCCACTCGCAGGACGCGGCGAGGATGTCCCGATCTTCCCGATTGAAGTCGCCCACCATCTTCACCAGGCGATTTTCGCGCATGCGCCCGATGTCCTTCCCCTCGTAGGTGATCAGGACGCCTTCGCCCTCATCCTCATAGCGCAGGCCCAGCTGCTTCAGGGGCGGCACGGCCTTCGCGGCGGCTTCCATCTCCGGCGGGACGATGAACTCCACATCCGGGTAAAAGTACATCAGGCACATGCCCGCCTGGTATTTCGGCGGATTGATGAAGCGGGGCTTTTGCGGCTCAGGCGCGGGCTCCGGGGCCGGCACGGCAGCAGCCGCAGCGGCGGCGGCCTGCTGGGCCCGCTGCTGGGCCGCGCTTCTCTTCGCCGACCGGATCATGGAGATCAGCACGATCAGGCCGATGATGATGCCGACGACGATCTTCCAGTGTTCCATGAGCCATACAAGGCCAATTGCTCCAGCTAAGATTCCCATGCTGTTACCTCCGATCTTTGCCTATAGGAATGAGATGGATCATGCCGTCTCTGTGTTCGACGCGGAACCCCTTTTCATGTCGGGGTTGGCGGCGAGGCCCCGGGCGGTGCCCATGAGGGCGGTTTGTCCGATGTCGTTCAGACTTCTGTAAATGTTGACAAGCTCATTCTCAGCGGGATCAGCTACGGGCGAAGCCTCTGGAGCCGATTCTGTTTTTTCAGAATTCCCGTACACTTCACGCAGGCCCAGCTCCACCAGAGCGGCGACGGCCTGCGTTTGATTTTTGAAACGGTGCTCAAACTTGTAATCGTCTACAGCTTTGTAAACCTCATCTGACAGCGTGACGGAAAAGCGCGGCTTATTGGTTGACACGTTCATCTCCCCTTTCATGCCACTATTATACACCGATGCACCAGAGATGTAAATATTACAATTCGATGAAGTGGTGAAAAAATCCAAAAAACCGCTTGACAAGTGCACCACTGGTGCTGTATTATTGTCACATAAAACAAGTGCACCACTGGTGCACCACGGAAAGGAGGCAATTACATGGAGGACAAGAAGACCTGGCGCATGTCGATCATTCTCCCTGAAGAGCTGGGCGCGGAAGTCGTCAAGCTGAGACAGGACGAGCGGTTCACTCGGCTGTCCTACGCCGAGATCATCCGCAAGCTGATTGAAGCGGGCCTCAAGGCGGGTATGAGCAAGCAGAACGAGACGGCGTAAGGAGGACGACATGAAGAAACCATTTTATGAGCGTTTCTGGTGGCTGCCATCGGCGATCAACCTGGTGGCGATCGTGATCAGCGTCGTGGTCTTGGGGAGGCATTGCGGATGGTTTTGAGCCAATCCCACATCACTGAAAGAGGGCAACAAAGGCATGATAGACCTTAACGACAAGTTTCCAGGCATCGACCGGGGTGAAGGCGCCGAGGATCCAGCCGATGGCAAGACCCAACCAGAAACGCGCCCATTCGGATCGCGCCTTGCGCTTTTCGCGTCGCGTCACAAGTTCGCGCTGGGCCTGCTTGTCGGCTACGTCCTCCGCCAGCTTTTCAAGCTCCTGACGGTGCTGGGCAAGTAGGTTTTCGCCAACGGGGCCAAGGGTGTAAACGCGGCGACCGTCGCCAAACCAGTCGGATTCGACATGAAGCTGCTGCGAGCGAACGAGGTCATGGGCCCGGCGCTCGGCGTTTTCACCAATGAACGCCCGGAGGGTGTCGCCGTCCACGGCGTGGTCGGGATGGTTATAGACAAACTCCAGGATGTCGATGTTGGCGTTGAACATGATGAAGCACCCCTTTCGAGGGGATTATAGCACGACCGCGCCGAGGGGCGCAAGACAGGGGCCACACAACCCCGAACGACCAAACCCGAACGACCAAACCCGAACGACCAACCCCGAACGACCAAGAGAGGAGGGAGCACATGCAGGACCGGCTGAACGACATGCTGGAGCGCTACGGCGAGGTGTGCACCAAGAAGCTGGCGGCGAAGATCCTGGGCAAGTGCCCGGCGACCATCGGCGTGATGCTGGCCGACGGCCGGCTGCGAACCGCCTGCGCGGGCACGATGGTAGACGTGCGGAGCATCGCCGCCTACATCGAGCAGCCCAGGGCCATCGACGAGGTGACCCGCCAGCGCAAACGCGGACGCAAGTGGAGCGTATAACCCCGAACGACCAAGAGGTGGAACCCATGAACGAGAACAACAAGAAGCGCCTGACGGCGAGCGAGCGAGAAGCCCTGATGCGGCTGAACGTGGCGCGGGACATCCTGACGCTGGAACCGGCCCACCTGACTGCGCGGATGGCACTTGTGCCGGGAGCCAAGCGAGACACGGCCATGATGGCGGCGAAGGTCAAAACGCTGATGAAGGGCATCGAGGCCACCATCCCGCAAGAACAGATGATGACCTACCTGCGAAACATCGACAGCGCCTGCTACGTGGTCGGCGTGAAGCGGCCCGGAGCCCAGCACAGAGATGAAAAGAACTATGGCATCTGGCTGCCCTTCGAGGTAGTAAACACGCTGTTTGCCGGGTGCCACGACCACTGCATGATGTGCAACCTGGACAAGGTGGGCCGCAAGCAGTGCGCGCTGCGCAAGGCCCTGCACACCATCCCGAACGACTCAGAGGAGCGAAGCGACGGGGACTGCCCGTACTTCGAATTGATGTAATGCAAGACGGCGTATTCAACCACCGCCGGATGGCGGAGTACCTGCGGCCGAAGGACCTGAACCTGGACGGCTGCGTGAAGCTGGCATCCACGATTCTGGCCAGCGCGGCGAGCGACTACATACAGTGCGCGCGGCAGCGGAAGGTGGAGCCGAACAACCAGACCGTACAGGCCCACTACAAGGCCTGTCGGAAGTTCTACCTGAGCGACTATTTCAAGGCCATGTCGGGCGGCGTGACGGACGGGAGGACCGTGCTGGAGCTGCTCGACCGACAAGTGTGATAGGGAGGATGAGACCATGAGGAGATTTGGATATGCGATCAGGACCGGTGGCGACCCGGCGCTGTCCGGCGCGCTGCGGACCGGCATCGAGGCGGCGACGCCCGCGGCCCCGAAGGCCAGCAGCGAGGTGATCCGACGGCTGGCGATGCAGCGCCACACCCCGGAGGAGCTGATGCAGATGATGCAGAAGGCCCGGCGGGAGTACACCCAGCCCATGCCCGCGCCCCGGTGGGCGGAGCGGCTGCTGACGCTGTACGCACTTGTGTGCTGGTGCGTGAGCAAGGCCTACCACTACCCCGAGACCCTGGTGAGGAGGTGCGCGGAATGATCTGGGAGGCGATGCTGAAGGGCATGGCCAGCGCCGGCTGGCTGATCGGCTTCGTGGTGATCCTCGGCCTGTTCCTGGTGATCGTGGGCCTGCTGGGCTTGGCCTTCATGGCCATCTTCGGCGGGGAGGAGGAGGACAAGGAAGACCCGGACGCCAATTATGGCGTCCCTACGGGGAAGGCAAAGGACGCAGAGGAGGATGACCTGTGAGTGTGAAGATCAACAAGCTGGAGCTTGAGAACGTCAAGCGGGTGCGGGCCGTGGCCCTGGAGCCCACGGCGAACGGCCTGACGGTGATCGGCGGCAGGAACGGCCAGGGCAAGACCAGCGTGCTGGATGCCATCGCCTGGGCGCTGGGCGGGGAGAAGTTCCGCCCCTCCATGGCCCAGCGGGAGGGCAGCGTGCTGCCGCCCAGCATCACGGTGACGCTGTCCAACGGCCTGATCGTGGAGCGCAAGGGCAAGAACGCCACGCTGAAGGTGACGGACCCCAGCGGGAGCCGACGGGGCCAGCAGCTGCTGGACGAGTTCGTGGAGAAGCTGGCGCTGAACCTGCCGAAGTTCATGGAGGCCAGCGACAAGGAGAAGGCCGCGACGCTGCTGAACATCATCGGCGTGGGGCCGCAGCTGGCCGAGATCGAGCAGCGGGAGAACGCGCTGTACCAGGAGCGCCTGATGGTGGGCCGGGTGGCCGACCAGAAGAGCAAGTACGTGGCGGAGATGCCCCAGTACGACGGCGTGCCGGAGGACATGGTGAGCGCCTCTGAGCTGATCCAGGCACAGCAGGACGTGCTGGCCAGGAACGCCCAGCGCCAGCAGTGGGCGCGGGAGTACGACGCCATACTGGCCGAGCGGGAGCGCGTGGACAGCCAGATCGCCGTCACCATGGCGCGGCTGATGGACCTGCAGCAGCAGGCCGGAGAGCTGACCCAGAAGGCCGAGGCGGCGCAGAAGTCCCCAGCGGAGCTGGAGATGGAGAGCACCGAGGCGCTGGAAAAGAGCATCGCCGAGATCGACACGATCAACGCGAAGGTGCGGGCCAACCTGGAGCGGGAGCGCGCCAGGGATGAGGCCCGGGAGTATTCGCGGCAGTACGATGCCCTGTCTGTGCAGATCGACCAGGCCAGGGCCGAGAAGCGAGCCCTGCTGGAGGGCGCGGCGCTGCCCCTGCCCGGGCTGGGCGTGGAGAACGGCGCCCTGGTGTACAAGGGGCAGGCCTGGGACTGCATGAGCAGCAGCGAGCAGCTGCGGGTGGCCACCGCCATCGTGCGCAAGCTCAACCCCGAGTGCGGCTTCGTGCTGCTGGACAAGCTGGAGCAGATGGACGCCCAGACCCTGGCCGAGTTCGGCGAATGGCTGGCGAGCGAGGGCCTGCAGGTGATCGCCACGCGGGTGAGCACCGGCGAGGAGTGCAGCATCATCATCGAGGACGGGATGGTGGCGGAGCACCAGGGAACAGGGAACAGGGAAAAGGGAACAGGAATGGCGGCCGCTGACGCGGCGACGACCATGAGCTTTAAGGAGGGCGTATTTTGATGGAAATCACATCCGGACGGATTCCCACCGCCATCAAGACGGTGATCTACGGGCCCGAGGGCATCGGCAAGACGACCTTTGCCAGCCAGTTCCCGGACCCGGTGTTTATCGACACGGAGGGCAGCACGGCCCACATGGATGTGAAGCGGCTGCCGAAGCCGGCGCTGTGGGTGGAGCTGCTGAACGAGGTGGAGTACATCCGCCAGCACCCGGGCTGCTGCAAGACGCTGGTGCTGGACACCGCGGACTGGGCGGAGACGCTGTGCAGCGAGTACGTGTGCGCCAGGGACCAGAAGACCGGCATCGAGGACTACGGCTACGGCAAGGGCTACAAGTACGTGTTCGAGGAGTTCGGGCGGCTGCTGAACAGCCTGGAGCAGGTGCGGGAGAGCGGCGTGAACATCGTGGTGTGCTGCCATGCGGCCATCCGCAAGTTTGAGCAGCCCGACGAGCTGGGCGCCTATGACCGCTGGGGCCTGAAGCTGACCGACGCGCCCAAGGCCTCCATCGCCGGGATGGTGAAGGAGTGGGCGGACATGGTGATCTTCGCCAACTACAAGACCATCGTGGTGAACGTAGACGGCAAGGGCGCGGCCAAGGGCAAGAACAAGGTGCAGGGCGGCCGCCGGGTGATGTACACCACGCACCACAGCTGCTGGGACGCGAAGAACCGCTTCGGCCTGCCGGAGGAGGCGGACTTCAGCTATGAGGTGGTCCGGGGCGTGATTGAGGGTGGACAGGGTGCCCCCTCTCAGCCGGCTGCGCCGTCAGCTCTCCCCCTCACGGGGGCGAGCCAAGGGGAGTTCCGCGAAGCGCAGAAGCCGGAGAACCCCAGCGCACTGGCGCGGAAGGTGGAGGCGGCGGCACAGAAAAACGCGCAGGAAAACGCGCAGAAACGCGCAGAAACGCGGGAAAACGCGGGCGGCATGAATGACGTCCCTGCGGGGAAGGCGGAGAGCGCGGATGCCGGGATGTACGCCGGGCTGCCCGGACCGCTGGCCAGGATGATGCAGGAGGCGAAGGTGAGCCCCGAAGAGGTGCGATACGTGATCGCCCAGAAGGGCTACTACCCCGCGGACACGCCCTGGAGCGTGATCACGCAAAACGAGCAGTTCATGACCGGCTGGCTGATGCACCCGCAGGTGTGGCCCCAGGTGGTGAACGCGGCCCGGGTAAACCGGGAGGACGATCCGTTCTGATCAGGGGAAAGGGAAAAGGAATAGCTGAAAGGAGCAAATGAAATGGCAGACCGCATGTTTGACTGGAACGACATCATCGAAAACGACAGCAGCTTCACGCTGCTGCCGGAGGGGAACTATCCCTTCACCGTGAAGGCCTTCGAGCGCGGCGAGTACGCCGGCGGCGACAAGATTCCCGCCTGTAAGAAGGCCACCCTGACGCTGGAGGTGGACGGCGGCACCCTGGGCGTCACGGAGATCACCGAGAACCTGTACCTGCACTCCCGCCAGGAGTGGAAGCTGTGCCAGTTCTTCACGGCCATCGGGCAGCGCAAGCGCGGCGAGCAGCTGCGCATGGACTGGAACAAGGTGCCCGGCGCCAAGGGCTGGTGCGCCCTGATCGTGAACGAATACAAGGGCAAGGACGGCGACAAGCGGAAGAACAACCGCGTGGACCGCTACATCGACCCTGCCGAGGTGAAGCCCGTGCCCACTGCGCCGGCGCCCACCGCGCCCATGGGCGGGTTCACTCCCGGAGCGTTTTAAGAGAGGGATTAGGGATTAGGAATTAGGGATTAGGGATTAGAAATACCCCCGAACGACCAAGACAGGAGGAACCCATGGAACTGAGACCCTATCAGACCGCGGCCCGGGACGCCGTCCTCTCCGAGTGGGAGGACGGCCGCCGCCGGACGCTGCTGGTGCTGCCCACGGGCACCGGGAAGACCATCGTGTTCTCCGCCGTCATCGCCAACCGCGTGGCGGCGGGGGAGCGGGTGCTGGTGCTGGCCCACCGGGGCGAGCTGCTGGAGCAGGCCGCGGACAAGCTGCAGAAGTCCACCGGGCTGATGTGCGCGGTGGAGAAGGCGGAGGAGAGCTGCCTGGGCAGCTGGTTCCGGGTGGCTGTGGGCAGCGTGCAATCGCTG